GTCTCCCGCTCCCGGGTCTGGGTGAACTTGTACACTCCGCTGGCCCCTTCCAGGTCGGTGCAGATATAGATCTTCGGCCCGGCCCCGCCGCGATGCGGCCCGGCGCAACCGACGACCAGAGTCAACATGCAGCATGCAAACAGTGGGGTGGTCCACGTTGGCAGAGGGGCCATGACCTGTGTCTCCTTGGGATCTGGGGGACTCGCGAGGCTCGCCGACGTCGGGCGACATCTGGGCAAGCGGTTCAGACGGGCGAGTATACGGTGAAACGGGGGGATGCCAAGCCTCGGGTTGGGCCTTGCCGGACAACGCTTTCTGTTTCCCCAGCCGCTTTACCCGCTCGGGTGGATGTGGTACGATGATCTGCGTGCACGATGCCGGGCGCGGAGTCGTCGCTGTTTAGCGGGGCATCCGGCCGACAGCGTGTATGAACTGGTTTGTCCGTAACGCAATGATCGGGGCGTAGCTCAGCCTGGCCTAGAGCGCTTGACTGGGGGTCAAGAGGTCGGAGGTTCAAATCCTCTCGCCCCGAGTATTCTTCAAAAACGGCCGTTCGGCGAGAAAGTCGAACGGCTTTCTCTTTGTCAGAACGAGAGTTACGTCGGTCAGGGTGCGGTTCAAACTCACGCACTCCAGGATGGTGCGTTTGCGGGCCGAGTTTGAACCGAGCCAGATCGGCACCAGATTCTGACTGAAATCGAACACCGCCAGGGCGGTCTGGCCGAAGGCGGGATCGAATTCGTCGGCCTCGTCAAGCTGGCGTTCAACGTCTTCAAGCTGCGATTTCAGGTCGGCCGACTTGAGGTGGAACGTCGGCTCGTCGATGGTCCCGGCGAGATAACCGTTCAACAGCCGGTCCTGCATGTTCGTCAGCTCGGTCCGTCGTTTGCTCAGCATCTTCCGCCGCATGGCCGTGGTCGAACTCACGTCCTCGAACGCCGCCTGGACAGACTCACGATACCAGTCGGCCGTGACCGGGTCGGGAAAACGAAACGTCTCGAACTGCTGGATGATGGCGTTCTCGACGTCGGCTTCGCGCCACCGGACCTTCGGATGGCCGTCGTCGGGATGGTTGTTTCCGCAGCGGTAGTACACGTGTGTGTTGCAGTCGCCGTCACGGAGCCGGCGTCGAATACGCTCGCCGGTGATGGCGTGGTCACAGACGCCGCAACGAAGCACGCACCCCGAGAGCATGATGTCGGGGTGTCCCGTCCGGCGATTGCGGCCGTTGAGGATGTCCTGGCAGGCCTCGAAGGTGGACCGCCTGATGAGCAAACGGTAACTGCCTTTGAAGACCTGGCCGTTGCGTTCGAGCTCACCGACGTAGAACCGGTTATTCAGGATGTAGGACAGCGACGTGCGGTTGAATCGCGGCTGGCTGGGCCGGTGGGTGTGGCCTTCGGCGGCGAGCTTGTCGGCCAGGCTCTTGAAGGTGTATTGCCCGCTGGCGTACAGCTCGAAGATGCGGACGACCGTTTTGGACTTCTCGGGGTGCGGAACGACCGGCTCGTTGCGGTCGTCCACGTTCATGTACCCGTAGGGCGCGAGCCCAGTGGGCCAGCCCTGGCGGACCTTCTCATCCATGCCCTTGAGGACCTCGGCACGAAGGTTGTCCGAGTAGTACTGCGCCACCGCTGCCATCACGTTGAAGGACAGTGCCCCCGCCGCGCCGGGGCCGAACTGGTTCTCGACGAAGGCGAGCTGTACGCCGCAGGCGTCTTCGAGTTCCTGGAGGCGCACGGCGTCCCGCATGTTGCGGCAGACGCGGTCGAGTTTGTGCGAGAGGATGGCATCGATTTTCTCGCGCTTGGCGTTGGCCTTCACCCACTTGAACATCTGGTTGAAGGCGATCCGTTCCGCCCCGCGCTTGGCGGACTCGGCGACGACGAATTCGCGGACGATCCTCGAGCCGGATTTCGCCGCCTTGTCCCGCATGGCGCGAATCTGCGCGTCGATGGAGTAGCCTTCCCGCTGTTCGCGGGACGACACACGTGCCCAGGCGACCACGTTCATGTTCCGTCGATCTCCTTCCTTGCTTCCAGCAGCACCTCAGCCAGTCGTTTGACGTTCATGAGAATCTCCACGACCTCGTCCTCGCTGATCGGCCTGCCGTAGTTCGTCGACCACACGTCGATGGTTCTGGCCAGAAGCTCGTCAGAGATCCAGGCCATCGACAGTGGCCGCCGGTCGCGTTGCCGGCCGGTCGGATGTACCTCGTCCTGGCCCGGAAATCCAGTCGATTCCGAGGGAATCTCACCGGGGGGATCGAGCAGGCATGCGGTGGAATTGACGCCGCTCATTCGCCCACCCACCCGGCCAGGCCGGTCTGCCTGAAATGCTCACGCAGTCGCTTCACAATGCGGTTGATGGTGTGCCAGCCGCAGCCCAGCTCGCGGGCGATCTCCTGCCTGGTCATGCCGCCGGCCAAACCCTGGCAAACGGCCTGCTCTCGAGGGGTCAGTTCGGCCACGATGCTGGCCACGTCGATGGCTTGCATGTCGACTTCGTCGGGGCTGAACTCGGAGACTTCCTCGCCCATCCGCTCCAGACGCGCCTGGTAGCGTTTCGCTGACCGCTTCATCTTCCGCAGGTGGTGGTCGATGACCGTGGTCAGAGCCGTGCTCTCCGTCGCGCCCTCTGCGTGATCAGGATCGTATTCGAAGTCGAGCAGTTCGAGGACAAGTTCCTGAAGCACGTCGGGAAGCTGATACGCCCGGAACTTCAGAAGCTTGGCGCGCGTGATGATGAGATCGACTTTCCACCGTTCAATGACTCCGTCGTAGCTGGGCATATCCATGTGTCTGGCCCTCTGGTTCGTGAATACTGCTGCCGCGCCGAGACACTCCCGGCGTCACGAACACAGCTTTGCGGAGCCATCCGGGTCACTTCTCTAGGCCAGCAGATGTGGGCTGAAACACATGTGGGTGAGCGTCTGCGCGCAGATGGGCACATATCTGTGACCCCGTAACACAGAAAACCACACATATGTGTTTACGGGGTCACGGCGAGATTTTGGGCCGAGCGGGTAATCACTCTACGGGCGGCCAGTGGTGTCACGGCCCGCCCCAGACAAGGGAGCCCGCGATGACGACAACCGACCACACGGACCTGACGATTGATCTCGGCGTGCTGATCACCGAGCCGGCGGACGTATACCACGCCAAGGCGAAGGATTTCCTGAGCGCCCACGCGCTCAGCGAGTTCCGGCGCTGCCCGCTTCTGTACCGCAAGAAGGAACTCGGTCTGGTGCCCGAGCGCGATACGACGGCGTACCTCATGGGCCGGGCGGCGCACACGCTGATCCTCGAAGGCCGGCAGCGATACGAGCGCGAATTCGCGGTCGGCGGACCCATCAACCCGCGGACCGGCCAGCCGTTCGGTTCGCAAACGAAGGCGTTCGCCGAGTGGGCGGAACGACAGGGGCGACCCGTCCTCAGTGATACGCAGGCCGCAACGATCGAGCAGATGGCGGCGGCGGTGCACGAACACATCTACGCCCGTGAACTGCTCGCCGAGGGCGTGGCCGAGGGGGTGGTTCGCTGCGAGTACGGCGGGCACCGCTGTCAGGCGCGGATCGACTGGATCAACCCCGTCGAGGGTCGCGGCATCGTCGATCTGAAAACGGCCGACGAGATCGATTCATTTGAGCTTTCGATGCGCGCGTTCGGCTACCTGCATCAGGTCGCGTTCTACCGCGCCTTGGTGGCCCAGGCTTCGGGCCACGTTCTGCCGGTGCACATCATCGCGGTCGAAAAGCGCGAGCCGTACCGCTGCGGCGTCTGGCAGGTCACGCCCGCAGTACTCGACCAGGCCCAGCGCGAGAACGAGGAGGCGATGACCGACCTGCGGCGCTGCCGCGAGAAGGGCGACTGGTTCACGCGCTACGAGTCGCTGCGGCTGGTCGATCGACTGTGAGCCCGGGCCCGGGGCCGGACCGCCGAAGCGTCCCGGCCACGGAGGGCAAGGCGGGACCGGGCGCGGCCCCGGACCCGGACGCGCAGAGGACGAAGTGATCTAACGACGAAGGAGAACGAGCTGATGAAACTGCTGGAACAGGTGCAACGGGGGCGCGTGGCGGCGCCACGCCGCACGCTTCTGTACGGCGTGCACGGCGTCGGCAAGAGCACGTTTGGCTCGATGGCCGAGGCCCCGATCTTCATCCAGACCGAGGACGGCCTGACCGACATCGATTGCCAGCGTCTTCCCCTGGCAGGGAAGTACGCCGACGTGATCGCGGCTTTGGGCGAGCTGTACACCGAGCCGCACGAGTACCGCACGGTGGTCATCGATTCCGTGGATTGGCTCGAACGACTGATCTGGGCCGACGTCTGCCAGAAGCGCGGTGTCGAGAGCATCGAGGACATCGGCTACGGCAAGGGCTACGTTTTCGCGCTCACGAACTGGCGCGAGGCACTTCAGGGCCTCGACGCGTTGCGCAACGAGCGCGGCATGAACGTCATCCTGATCGCCCATGCCCAGATCGAGCGATTCGCCAATCCCGAAACGGACACCTACGACCGCTACAGCCCGCGGTTGCAGAAGCTGGCCTCGGCGCTGGTCCAGGAGTGGTGCGACGAGGTGCTGTTCACCACCTACCGCATTCACACCAAGACCACCAACGAAGGCTTCGACCGCAAGCGTGTACAGGGCATCGGTACCGGAGAGCGGATCATCCGCACCACCGAGCGCCCGGCGCACGTCGCCAAGAACCGCCTCAGCCTGCCCGACGAGTTTCCCCTGGACTACCGCCTCTACGCCGCGTTTGTTCGCGGCGAGAACCCATTGGCAGTGTCGGAACAGCCTGTAGAGCAAGGAGCGTAAGCGATGGCAAATTTGAACGGATTCAATGCCCACGAAGTAGACCCGTCGGTCGGATTCGATCCCATCCCCGCGGGTAAGTACCTGGCGATCATCACCGGATCGCAGATGAAGCCGACCAAATCAGGCGTCGGCACTTACCTGGAGCTGACGTTCCAGGTCCTGGAGGGCGAGTTCAAGGGCCGGCTGCTGTGGGCCCGCCTGAACCTGGACAATCCGAAAGCCGAGACGGTCAAGTTCGCCCGGGCGGAACTGTCGGCAATCTGCCGGGCGGTGGGCGTCATGGCCCCCAAGGACAGTGTCGAGCTGCACAACCTCCCGCTGGTGATCACCGTCGCCCATCAGAAGCGCAAGGATACCGACGAGCTCACCAACGTGCTCAAAGGTTACGCCAAGAAGGACGGGAACGGGACGCGCCCCGCGGCGCCGGCCGGCAACAACGGAAAGGCCCCGTGGCTGAAGTGACCCGCACTTATGAGTTGCCGTACCCGCCGTCGGTCAATCACTACTGGCGGCATGTTGGATGGCGCACGCTGATCAGCCGCGAGGGCCGGCGCTACCGCAAGGAGGTGGTAGCGCTCCTCGCGGCCCAGCGGGCCCGGCCCCTGAGTGGTCGGCTGTTTGTGCGGGTGACCGTGTATCCGCCCGATGGACACCGCCGTGATCTGGACAACGTCCAGAAGGCCTTGCTCGATGCCCTCCAGCAAGGCGGGGCCTTTCACGACGACAGCCAGATCGACGAGTTGGTGATCAGGCGCGGCAAGGTCATCCCCAACGGTAAGACGATCGTCGAGATCATGGAGACGAATGCGAATGGAGCTGCGAGCGTACCAGCGTGAGGCCGTCGAGGCCGTCTATGACTTCCTGCGGTCGCGCGACGACAATCCCTGTGCCGTCTTGCCCACCGCTGCCGGCAAGACCCCGGTGATCGCGACCATCTGCCGCGATGCCGTCCAGATGTGGGACGGGCGGGTGCTAATCCTCGCCCACGTCAAGGAGCTGCTCGAGCAGGCCGCCGAGAAACTCCGGATCATGGCCCCGGACCTGCCGTTCGGAATCTACTCTGCCGGCCTTAAACGCCGGGATCTCGGCTACCCGGTGACGATCGCGGGCATCCAGTCGGTCTACCAGCGGGCCTGCGACATCGGGCCCGTCAACCTGGTCATCGTCGATGAGGCCCATCTCATACCCCCAGACGGCGAGGGTATGTACCGGCAGTTCCTGGCCGATGCCAAGGTGGTCAATCCCCAGATGCGGGTGATCGGCCTGACCGCTACGCCATTCCGCATGAAGTCCGGCATGATCTGTTCTCCGGAGAACATCCTTAACGAGGTCTGCTACGAGATCGGTGTCCGCGAGTTGATCGTTCAGGGCTATCTCTGCGGCCTGCGGACCAAGTCGGGCTCGCAACGGCCGGACTATGACCACCTCCATGTTCGTGGCGGCGAGTTCGTGGCCAACGAGGTCGAGGATCTGATGAACGACGACTCGCTGGTACGCTCGGCCTGCCGCGAGATCATCGAACACGCCAAGGACCGCCACTCGGTGCTGATCTTCGCCTCGGGCGTCCGGCATGGCGAACACATCGTCCGTATCCTCCAGGAACACCACCGCGCGGAGTGCGGGTTCGTCTGCGGCGAGACGCTGCCGTTTGAGCGGGCCGAGACGCTGCGTCGGTTCCGCAGCGGTGATCTGAAGTACCTATGCAACGTGAACGTCCTGACCACCGGCTTCGACGCCCCGAACATCGACTGCATCGCCCTGGTGCGCCCGACGATGTCACCGGGGCTCTACTACCAGATGGTCGGTCGCGGTTTCCGGTTGCACCCGGGCAAGACCGACTGCTTGGTCCTGGACTTCGGCGGCAACGTTCTGCGGCACGGGCCCGTGGATCAGATCCGGATTGATGCTCCCAAGGAGGGCAACGGCAAGGGCCCCGCGAAAGAATGTTCGCAGTGCCACGAGGTGATCGCGGCCGGCTACGGCACATGCCCGCAGTGCGGGTATGAGGTCCCGCCGCCGGATCGGGCCAAGCACGATGCCATCGCCAGTAGCGAGAGCATTCTGTCCGAGCCCGCGCCCCGCACCGAATATGAGGTCACGAGCGTCTTTTACGCGGTCCACACCAAGCGGGACGCACCGCCGGACGCCCCGCGCACCATGCGGGTCGACTACTGCATCGGTTTCCATCAGTACGTGTCCGAATGGGTCTGTCTCGAGCACACCGGCTACGCCCGTCAGAAGGCGGAATCATGGTGGAGGGCCCGCTCGGTCGAGTCGGTACCGGTTGGCCGCTGCGCAGCCGCAAGGTGCAGGTGGCGATCGCGACGATCGTGGCCGCGTGGTCCGTGCATGCCGGGGTTGAAGTCAGTGAAAGCGTGGTTACCGCGATCATCGCCTCAGGCGTGGCCCTGATCCTGGGCATCGCGCACGAGGACAACGGCAAGCAGTCGTGATCGACCTGCGGATCAAGAAGCTGTTCTTCGATCAGCCGAAGGTACAGCGCGCGACCGACAAGGCCAGGCGTCGTGTGTTATCGCGGGCCGGTGCGTTCATTCGCCAGACAGCGCGAACAAGCATCCGCAAACGGAAGGGAACATCACCGCCGGGCAGCCCACCGTATTCGCACGTGGGTCTGCTCCGGCGGCTGATCCTGTTCGGCTACGACCAGCGGACGGATTCGGTTGTGGTCGGCCCGGTAAAGCTGAATAAGCCAAGCGACGCGCCGCACACGTTGGAGTTCGGCGGAACGACCGTCGCCAGACGAACCATGCTCGTGCGCGTCGGCGACACGGGCCGCGATCGGCGCGGGCGCTTCACGCGCGGCAAGCGCCAGCTCGTCAAGGCCGGCACGCGACTGGTCTACAAGCCGCGCCCCTACATGGGGCCGGCGATGCAAAAGGAACTACCGAAGTTCCCGGAGCTGTGGCGCAACAGCATCCGGCCGGGGTAAGCAATGGCCAACACGCAAGGCATCCGCGCAGGACGTGCGTTCGTCGAGCTCGGCGTGAGCGACAAGCTCACCGCCGGGTTGAAGCGCGCGCAGCAGCGGCTGCAGGCGTTTGGCGCCGGTGTCCGTTCGATCGGAACCAACCTCATCAAGGTCAGCGCGGCCGTCGCGACGCCGCTGGTCATTGGCACGACCGTCTTCGCTAGCTTCGAGCAGCAAATGGCCCGCGTCCGCGCGTTGACCGGCGCGACAGGACGGGACTTCCAGCGTCTATCCGACGAGGCCAAGCGTCTCGGCGAAACGACCGTGTTCTCGGCGAGCCAGGCGGCGGAGGCGATGAGCTTCTTCGCCCTGGCCGGCTTCGATGTGGGGCAGATCCTCAAGGCCATCGGCCCGACGCTGAACCTCGCCGCTGCGGGTCAGCTCGAGATCGCCCAGGCAGCCGACATCGCCGCGAAGATCATGGCCGGCATGGGCATCGAAGCAGACAACCTCGGTAACGCCGTGGACGTGCTGACCAAGGCGATGACCACGGCCAACACTGATCTGCAGATGCTCGGCGACGCGATGAAGTACATCGGGCCGATCGCCAAGAGCGCCGGGATCGAATTCGAGGAAATCGTCGCGGCCATTCAGTTGCTATCCAACGCCGGCATCCAGGGCGAGATGGCCGGTACGTCATTACGCGGTGCGCTGCTGGCCCTGACCAGCCCGAGCGAACAAGCGCGTCAGGTTCTGGATGAACTCGGCGTTCGAGTGCTCGATGCGCAAGGCAACGTCCGATCGCTGGCCGACATCATCGCCGATCTGAACGCGGCGATGGCCGGTCTCGGTTCGGGCAAGAAACTGGAAATCCTCGGCAACATCTTTCAGGCCCGCCAGGCGGCCGGCGTGGCTGAGCTGCTGTCGCAGGGCGCGCCGAAGCTCCGCGAGTTCACGGAGGCACTGCGTGAATCCGGCGGTGTCGCGGGCCGTATCGCCGGTGTGCAGCTCAATACGCTTCGAGGCACTATCACGATTCTCAAGAGCACGCTGGAAGGGCTGGGCATCGCCGTCGGCGAGGCATTGGTCGCACCGCTGCGCGTGGTGGCTCATATCACGTCGCAGGTCGTGACCGCGATCTCGAAATGGGTCCGCGAGAACCGCACGCTTGTTGTGCTCGTGGGCGTGGCTGCATTGGGCATCGGCGCGATGGGCGTCGGGTTGTTCGCGCTCGGTGTCGCGAGTCAGGTCGCCGCATTCGCGATCGGCGGTCTGCTCAAGATCATGGTCGGCGTGAAGGCGACATTCGGTGTGGCCGCGTTGGCGATCAAGGCGATGCTCTCGCCAATCGGTCTGGTCATCGCAGCCGTCGGCGCACTGGCCGCCGTCATCCTTGTTCGCAGCGGCGTCGCCGGCGAAGCGCTCGCGTGGTTGCGCGATCAGTTCGGCAGGCTTCATTCGTTTGTGTCCAAGGTCGTGACTGGCATGGCCGACGCTTTGGCCGCCGGCGACGTGGCGCTGGCTGCGCGCATTCTCTGGCTGGCGCTCAAGCAGGCGTGGCAGGAGGGCGTGGCCGCGCTCAACCGGACGTGGCTGCAGGTCAAGCGGTTCATGCTGACGCAGGCCCAGCAGATGTGGACCGGGCTGCTGAGCGGCGCCGAGTTCGTCTGGCACAGCCTCAAGACCGGCTGGATCGAGGCGACCGCGTTCATCTCGCGGACCTGGAAACAGTTCACGGGTTTCATGGAGTTGACGTGGTCGACGATCAAGAACGTCGCGACCAAGACGCTGAACCACATCAAGGGCCTGTTCGATGAGACGTTCGACGTGGACGCGGCCAACCTCGCGGCCGACCAGGCGCTGGTGGCGGCTGAGCAGCGCATCGAACAGGAGAAGAACGCCAAGCTCGCCCAGCTCCAGAAGGAACGCCAGCAGAACCGCGAAGCCGAGCAGCAGCGTCACGAGTCGCGCCTGCGTGACATCATCGATGCTGAGGACGAAGCGCTGGCCGAACTCGACCAGGCCACGGACAGTCAGCTCGAGCAAACGCGGCAGCAACTCGAAGAGGCCCGCCGCGAGTTGGCGGCCGCCTTGGCCGAGGCGAAGCAGAAACGCGAAAAAATCGAAGCGGAAGACCAAACGCCGGAAGGCGGTAAGCGCGGCTTGCTGGACGGCCTCGCCGAGCGGCTCGAAGGCCTGGGTGACGTGATCGCCGACAAGATCACCGTGACCGGCACGTTCAACCCGGTCGCGGTGCAGGGACTTGCTGCCGCCGGCGACGCTGACGAGCGCACGGCCCAAGCGACCGAGCAGACGGCCAAGCACACCAAGCGCCTCGTCGATGCCGCGACGACGGGCGGCCTGACGTTTACGTGATGAGGAGATACCGTGGCGATCACGGTTGATGAAAAGTTCGAGAGCCGGCAGATCACGATGGGTACGAACCCATCGGCTGAGCTGCGCTACAACGTCCGTGGCACGAATGATGACGTGGCCGCCCGGGTCGCGCTCGAAGGCGCCAGCCCGCTGATCTACGATTTCTACGGCGACGGCGTGTGGGTTATTCCGCGCGAAAGCGCCTCGGTCGAGCCAGTCGGTAACGATCTCTGGGAGGGCGTTGTCCGTTACGGCATCGTGCCCCAGGAGAACGAGTCGACGTTCGCATTCGATACCGGCGGTGGCGCGCAACATATCACGCAATCGCTGGAAACCGTCGGCGCTTACGGCGCGGCCGGCACGCCCCCGAACTTCGGCGGAGCGATTGGCGTCACCCATGACAACGTCGAAGGCGTGGACATCACGGTGCCCGTGTATCACTTCAGCGAAACGCACTTCCTGCCGGACGTGCTGGTCACACCCGCGTACAAGGCGACGTTGTTCTATCTCACGGGCCGGGTGAACGGCGCGCCCTGGAAAGGCTTTGCGACCGGTGAAGTGCTCTTCCTCGGCGCATCCGGCACCAAGCGCGGATTCGGCGCGTGGGAGATGTCCTATCGTTTCGCCGGCTCGCCGAATCGAACCGGCATCACCGTCGGCTCCATCAGCGGCATCAGCAAACGCGGTTGGGAGTATCTCTGGATCAGGTACGCCGACACCGAAGACACCGCAGCCAAGGCGCTGGTGAAGCAACCGCTGGCCGCTTACGTGGAGCGTGTCTATGAGTACGGCGACTTCAGCCTGATGGGAATCGGGGTGTGAGCGATGGGCGACCTGAAGAAAGTGCAGTCTGGCTCGCCGCTGGTCATCCCCGCACAGACGTTCAACGCCTTCATCGATGCGGCGAGGGATTACCAGGATCGCCAGCACAGCCAGAATCGCACGGGTATGCCGAGTCCTCGCGGCGACATGGTACTCATCCGAAACGCCAGCGGCGCGGACCGAGCCCGCTTCGACATTCTGGGCATCGATACCATCGTCATCAGCCCGACGGACAACTTCACCGAATTCACCAACCGGCCGGCGCTGTCGGGCGTGACACCGACCGAAGACAATCACTGGGGCAAGTTCGCGATCCTGGCTGAGCCGATTCGTGCCGGTGCGCTTGGTCTCGGCTGGTTGGCGGGCGTGTGCCCGGTGAAAGTGCTGGTGAGCAAGGAAGCCCATGGTCACGCCGACGTGTACAGCGGTACGACCGCTATCCTGAGAAGCAGTGGCAGCGGC